ACTCGCCGATGAACCGAACGCTTGGCGAATTAAACCGAGGCTTAAGCAACCCAAAGTTGTAATTGTTTTTGCTGATATACTTTTCTGTTTTTGAGTGGTTCATAATCCCGCGCGCAAGATACGGGGTCATCAGGATAACGTTCGGCCACATCCCGAGTGTTTGCGCGAACGTCTCGCATTCCGCGCCGATAAGTTCGAGCGGGTCCGTTGATGTGTTAACCGCCAGTGTCCCGGTTGTGCTGATTCTGTAATCCTGCTCAAATGTTCTTTCAGTCGTTGTGAAGCTGATTTTCCCAGTCAGGAGGAGTTGTCCGAACATATACTCGATACGGCGTTTAAGCCGATCGCGAAGCCCCTGGAGTTTAACGCCGTAGGAATACGCGAAGGAACGCGTGATATCCGAAGCGTCATTCAGGTTTGCAAGTTCATTCAGATTAAACGAAGAAGTCAAAGCTTCCGTCGATTCGATGCTGTCGCGTTCGAAGATTTGGGGCGGCGTCACGGTGATGTCTTCGGCGGTGTTCTTGTAATCAATATTGCGCGCCGGATCGTCACGTAATCCGATCGAGCTCATCTTGCCGGAAGTGGTGATCATTCGCCATTTGATCGTGGTCGTCGGGCTGAATATTTTACTGGATCCAAGCATTTGCGTGAGAAAGAACGGCTCATCCCTCATCTGTTGCAATACTTTAGTCAATAACGTAGTCCAGGTAGCACTGTTGAACGTCGCCATTACGCCGTCACCCCTTCTCTTTCAAGTACAATGATTCCGTTCTTCGCCAGTCTCGCTTTTGTGTCCGCGCTCAGCGTGCCGTACAGATCAGAATCGGCCACTACACCGTTGAGCAGAGTCTTCGCGTATCCGATCGTTTGGTTTTTATCTACATCTTCGGAGAGCACCGCGCACGGTTCGTAGGTGTACATGTTGTACCCGACAGAGATAACTGCGGCCTTTGTGTGGCTCGATATCGTGATGACCTTCGTCGAGTAGTCCGTCGTGATCTTGGTGGTAGACGTGCCAACTGATACGGATAGTATCGCGGGAGAACCATATTCGATCGCGTACGTTGCGGCCGTGAGCGCGGTTGCGCCTGTCGTTGTCATCGTGGTCGTAACGGTCACCGCTGTGGGAGTGGCTTTGTACAACCCCGTGAGGTTATCCCATCCCATCACCTGTTTCGCGGACAGCGTCGCGTTTGTTGCAACGGATACCATCAGTTCGTATCCGCTTTCAAACCCTTCGGTTTTCAAACTCATCATTTCACCTCCACGCCGGCGAACGTTTTAGCCAGCTTGTCAATGTCTACCCCTTTAGGCGCTTCTTCGGAATCGGATAATCCTACGTAGCGTTTCGTCGGGACGGTTGTCGATGTTTCGAGGATTGATTCGAAGAACTTCTCTTGATTAGGATCCTCGACCAGTTTATCTGCCAGCATCTTCACAAGCGCGGGGGCCTTGCTCTTCGCGAGCCAGCCGTCGCTCCATTGCTGCACGTGCATCGTGTGTTTCTCTTTTTGCATTGTTTCCAGATCATCGCTGAGCTTCTTGATCTGGCCGTCTTTCTCTTTTATCTGCTCGTCGAATTGCTTGGTAAGCGTTTCCTCTTGAGCTTTCAGCTTCTCTTCAAACTGTTTGTTTTGCGTTTTCAAGGCTGCGAGTTCTTCTTCGTAGCGCTTGACAACAGCAAAATCGTTCGCGTTTTCTGCCATTCTCTTAGCTCCTTTGTCGTTGTTTCCATAGGCCGTCTCTATGTCAATCTCTACATTCCAGGTTATCAAGTTGTGTTCTCCATCCGCGTCTGTTAGCGTGATACGTTGCATTCCGGGTTGTGCCGGGATAGGCGTCAGCGATATCTCCAAAAGTGTTGGCCCTTCCTCTTGCCCGGTCGTCTTGTTGATATAGTTGTCGTGATAGGCAGGGCTCAAGAAGTCATACCGGCCGCTTTTGATTAGCTTCTCACCTTCCGAAGTGAACTCGATATCCGCGGCGAGCCCCTCATCTTTTATCCGCAATGCCTTAATCTCCCCGTACTTGCCACCTTTGCTCTCGTGAGACAGAAGTACTGGTATCGGATATGGCACGATCTTCCGGTCGAGATTCTTCTTGAGTTGTTCCGCGATTCTCTTCGAGTGTTCAACCCTGCCGTATCGAGAATCGTAGAAGGTTTGGAAAGGCAGGATCAGAACTTCTTTTGTCACACCGTTTTCACCTCCTGTGATTCGGTTAATAGGTTTGCAATTATGTCTTTGATCGCGTTCAATTGCGCTTCTTCCCCATGTTCCTCGGCGTGTTTACGGTATCCTTCGCTGTCGTACTGGTTGCTTAGGATCATCCGCACGGCCTCGTCTACGGTGTTGTACAGGTATTCCTCGGGATACACGTCGGTTGCTCCCCAGAAGTGATGGATGATCGGTTTAATTCCTTTGCTCTCCGCTTCGAGGATTGCCATGCCGGTCTCCTTTTAGGATGCACATTGTGCCAGTTATTCGTTTATCACTTCCCTCACCAATTCGCATATCTTCTCAAGTTGTCTCTCTTCGCTGTGCCGTTCCGCAAACTGCCGATATTCCAAAGAGTCATACGGCTCATCCTTTATCATCTCAACGGCGCGTGATATCGAATTAAACACATACTGCATCGGGTAGAACTCATCGGCGATGTAAAAGTTGTGGATGATTGGTTTTATCCCTTTGCTCATCGCCTCGAGAATCGCCATTCCGTATCCCTCGTGAATTGATGTTGAGAGAAAATAATCTTTGTCTTCGAGAAATTCGTTCGTATCGACGTGCGGATGAATAAAGAAGCGGTCTTGCAACTCCATCGCGTGTACCAGATTCATCGTATAAGCGTACAGCCGCACGTCTTGCATATCGCCGGCCCAGTGAAGCTCATAATCTCCCCGACCAACATTCACAAGCTCGTGCAGTATCTGAATCGCAAGCCCGGGGTTCTTTTTGGTATTGAAGTTCCCAACAAAAGCAATCTTGCGCCCGTGTTGATGCTCAGCGAAGGTATACTTACTTGTATTCACGCCATTGCGGATGATCGATACCTTGTCCGCTATCTCAGGGATATTGACCATATTCCGCACGTGATCGGCCACGAATAAGTAACGAGATACATTCGGGTGATAAATATCTTGAACAAGCCCGTTTATCACTTCATACCCGTGAACGCGAACGATGCTTTTTTTGTCGAACCGTTTGGTCCCTTCGATCGCGAGTTCGTTTCCGAATTCGTACCAAACGAGATCGGCCCAGTCGATGTACTGCTTCGCGTGTTCGATGTCACTTACCACCGCCGTCTGCACGATATAATCCCGCGCGAGTTCGTGTCGCACGCCGTGGAGGAATGAAGCGAGGCCCGGCGCGACGATGATTGCGATCTTCTTGCGTTTGGTAGCCATCTCATGATTGGCTTCACCGTACAACCGAGAGTAGTAAGGCGAGAGATTGATCCGTTCGTGATCGGCGAGCTTAAGAATAGCCGGTTCGAAGCGTTTTAAGACATTTGCGTGTTGCGTTTGCGCGAGTGTTCTTATCAATTCATCCGCCGCCCACGTCGTGATCGTCGTGGCCTTCACATCCCGCAGAATCACGAGCGCCATATCGATCATCCCGGTCTCAATCGCGGCCTTTGCCCCGATGATCAGCGCAACGTCGTGATACTTCTCGTATTGAAGCGTGAACAGACACCCGCTCTTGTTGAACGCCGCTACCTTTGCCGTGTACGTCTCAAAGGCTTTTAAGGCGTTAAGCGGCTGCTTGAGCGCGTTAAACATCAACTCCTCAACGATGTAAGAGTCCGGGCAATCAGGAGCCATTGACCGCGCCGCCGAGATGCACGCTCTGATGATGTCTTGTTCGTTGTATTCGAGCGCTTGCAACCCGAGAAGCACGAAGATGTCGTGCATCATTACGGGGATGGTCTTCGTCGTTCTCACTTCCGCAAGCAACGCCTTGCCGTACGTATAGGCTTCTTCTTTCTGCTCACACACGAGAAGCGTTTTGTAGTATTGCGCCTTGTAGTAGAGCCGCTCCATCCCGCTGAGTGTGTCGCCTTGGAGTATCTTTTCCATCATAGACAGGAGCCGCTTGCGCTTCTTCTCTCTGAGCTCCGGCGTCCATTGATAACCGTAATGGTTCGATATCAGGTTCGTGGTGATGGTCTCTTGTTCATATTGCGGATGGTTATGCACCGCATACTTGTAGGAGATTGTGCCGCGGCGGAATATTCGAGGGAGTGTG